CTGTAGATCTCATAGATGCAGCATTCGAAACCATCGTCTATTTTGCAGAAGGTGGTTACGCATGCTTTGAACGTGGATCTTTGAAGCCGTTAATGTATGGCAACATGGAAAATGAAGAGTTTGAAGAATCATATTCGAAATGTCTTCGTTGTCACGAGTATGCCAAATGTGGTAATCTCGAGAAATACGAAAATATGTCGGAGAATGACTACGAAGCTCTCCTTGCGCAGTGCATTGAGAAAGCTCAAATGTTGAAGTCCACCTGTAAAGGTGTAGTTGAAAAGAATATTCTCAGCCGAAAGGTTGATGTTCTTCGTCAATGGCAAGCAACATTTAGGCAAACTCGTGTGCAGGGCGGATTGCGCGAAGCACCATATTCTATCGGAGTTTTCGGCGGCACGGCAGTAGGCAAATCGACTATTGCTAATGTATTAATGGTAACTACTTTGTTACATAATAATTATTGTGCAGCTGATGACAGAATTGTTACGCTGAATGAAGCGGACAAATTTATGTCTAATTTCCGTTCGTATACAAATGGTGTTTTGATCGACGATATTGGTAATACTAAAGCCGATTTCGTTGAACGTGCTCCCACTTCCCTCATGATTCAGCTAGTTAATAACGTACGCATGTACGCTAATATGGCTGAGGCTGATATGAAGGGTAAAGTTTCTGTAGAACCTAAAGTGGTTATAGGAACTAAGAATGTGAAGGATACGTGCGCAACCGTTTATTCCAACGAACCTGCTTCTATCACCAGACGTGATCGCATAACCTTAACTTGTAGAGTAAAGGAACAATATGCAGTACATGATATGTTGAATGAAGATAAGGTTCGGGCCGCTTTCCCTAATGGATCTCCTTTAATTCCCGATTTTTGGGATATTACAGTAGAGAAATCATACCCTGTTCCACATAAGGTTAAGGGGAAAGCGGCAGCTGTTGGATGGGAGATTGTTCATTTTGAAGGACAACCTCTCAAGGATATTGGATTACCAGAGCTGATACGATGGGTTGGACAAGATTCTAAAAAATTCTATGCCAGCCAGAAGGAGTTAGTTGCCAAGAACAACAATCTTGACAAACAAATTCAGCTCTGTCCAACGTGCAAATTTCCCACTCCAGATGTATGTATTTGTCATGAGGAACCTCGGGAATATCTCCATAAGATGGACTCATACTGTAGTGCAGGTTATTGTACACGGTGTCAGGCTTATCATAAGGAAGATGATTCTGAGATTCCCAATGTTGAAAATCAAACATTTGATGTATTAGATTCGCGATGCGGTGCAGGTTACTGTACACGCTGTGAACTATATCATCCTGAGTCTGATGACAACTCGTTTGACGAACAGTTAGGGGAAAGATTAGTGGCCGCGATGATCCCTCGATACCGTAAATGGGATCGATGGTGGCGACCACGTATTGCGTATTGGACCTGCGAGATTGAGAAGAAATCTGTTGAAGTGTTATTAAAACGCTTAGATTGGCTTGAGAATTCTCGCTGGGTATGTTGGACAAATTGGGTCCCAAAGGATTGGATTGAGACGGAATGGTTGAAGAACATAATTTGGTTTACTCGTGAAACTGAATTACGTGCTCGCATTAGACGAGCTTATCTCAATCATCTTCTCATTCTAGGAGTCTGCATTATCTTATCAATATTTGTTCACTCATTTTTCCTACCTCTTCTTGCATTTCCTTTAACAGGAATATCGGGAGTGGTGGAATTTGAGAAAAAGCAAATGTATGATGAAGTAGCAGCTGACAATGAAGCCATGCCTAAAGTCTTCAAAATGTATCGTGATAGACACATTAAGTGGATTACAGGTGCTTGTGTCGTTATAGCAGCATTGTATGCTATAGCACAGATATATAAGGCATTCAAAGTCACTCCAGCACCTCAGGGAAATCTTGCTCCTACATCTACAATGGATATAGTTGAGCGTGATGCTGAGGTGAATCCTTGGGCAGGGGTCAAAGTTAGTACTATGCCATGTACTGAGAAATCGAAAACTACTACTCCAGATCGATTGGAGAAGATGGTTCAAGATAATCTATGTCACATGGCAATAACTTTGATTGATGAAGGTAAGGAAAGACATTTTGAATGTGATGCTTTCTTTCCTAAATCAAACGTCGCTATTGTTCCACAACATATGTGGAAAGCAGATGATATAAAGGCAAAATTCACCCGACATGATCCTTCCTTAATTGGAGGAAATTTCGAGTGTTATTTATATCGTAAGTATAGTATTGACGTTCCTAATACGGATTTGTCTGTTGTATGGGTTCCTAATGGTGGAGATTGGAAAGATTTGACGGATTATTTCCCACTTGAGCGTTTTGCCAGTGTACCTGGACGTCTCACTTACAAGAAACGAGATGGAACCTGCGTTGGTTCCAAATTGATGATGGAAGTGGGTGATGTAGTTACATTGGCAGCTGAATTCTTTGGTGCAAAATATAACCTAAAGTTCGAGACTTTCGAAGGTTTATGTATTGCTCCGTTGATAACAGAAACTCGTGGACCTCTTATCGGTGGTTTTCACCTTGGAGGCAAGAACGGGCAGACGCGTGGGTGTAGTGGCTTATTACTGAAGAGTGAATTTGATAGTGCATTTCAGATTTTACGATCAGTTCCCGGAGTAATATTGTCTAAAAGTTCAGGTACTATACCTAAGGAACTTTATGACATTCAATTCTTTGAGAATACTGATGTTCATCCGAAAAGTCCAATCAATTTCTTGCCCGAGGGTACTAATTGTAAGTACTACGGTCAAGTAAAAGGACGTGCATCATATTACTCTGATGTGGAGCCTACTGTCATATCTAAGCACGTGGAGGACGTGTGTGGTGTTCCCCAGAAATGGGGAGGACCAAAATTCCGAAAAGGGTGGCCGTGGCAAGCATCTCTACAGCATTCAACTAAACCTTCATGTGGAATTGAAGGGTCTTTGTTGGAATTGGCTGCGGATGATTACCTTAAAGGTTTACTCAGGGCACTGGATGATATACCGAGTTTGAAACTTGGAGTCAGACCATTAACGGAAATGGAGACTGTGTGCGGTATTGATGGATTTCGTTTCATTGATAAAATGCCTCCCACGACTTCAGTTGGGTATCCGTTATCGGGTCCTAAGTCTAATTTTATTACACTTTTGGATCCGATAGACCATCCTACTCACCAGTGTCCCGCTGAACTGGATCAGCGTTTTTGGGATCATGCTAAAGAAATGGAAGAGCTTTACCTCAAGGGTGAACGCGCTTATCCTATTTTCAAAGCATGTTTAAAGGATGAACCCACAAAACTGACTAAGGACAAAGTCAGAGTGTTTCAGGGAGCACCAATAGCCTTACAGCTATTGGTGCGTAAGTACTATCTCCCTGTCGCTAGAGTATTGTCCATGTTGCCTTTCACATCGGAATGTGCGGTAGGTGTTAATGCTCAAGGTCCTGAATGGGACCAGTTGGCAAAACACGTTATGCGATTCGGTAAAGATCGTATTTTAGCTGGAGATTACAGTAAATATGATCTACGAATGCCTGCACAGGTGATGTTCGTCGCATTTCGCATTATGATGGATATTGCAAAAGAGTGTGGTTATTCCGAACGTGATTTAATTATCATGGAAGGTATAGCCACTGATATTTGTTATCCACTTATGGCTTACAATGGTGATTTGATACAACACTATGGATCGAATCCTTCGGGACAAAATCTTACTGTGTATGTCAATTCCGTTGTAAATGCGCTTCTTTTCAGGTGTGCATATTATCATATTACTAAGGATCGTGAAAACGTCCCTGAGTTCCGAGATATATGCTCATTAATCACTTATGGTGATGATGCGAAAAGTTCAGTTCACAAGGACTTTCCAGAATTCAACCACATTGCGGTTGCCAAATTCTTGGAAGAACGTGATATGAAATTTACGATGCCTGATAAAGAATCCGAACCCACCCCATATATGAAAGATGAGGAGGCAGATTTGCTCAAGAGGGCCAACATTTATAGCAAAGATACTGGAATGATAATGGGAGCACTTGATGAAGATTCAATCTTTAAGAGTCTCCATTCAGTCCTAAAATCTAAAGCTATAACACGTGAACAACAAGCAATGCAAAACATTGATGGTGCTTTACGAGAATGGTTCTCTCATGGACGCGAAGTTTATGAGGAAAGGCGGGAGCAAATGATAGAAGTTGCCAAGCGTGCCGATATTCTACATGGTTGTACAGTCATTCATGAATCTTATGATGACAGGGTCAAACAGTGGAAGATGAGGTACACTTAGGGTAACTCAGTCTTGGGAAGACATTAAAAGCATCCCTCTGGGCGTACCCCACCACGTCTATATTAACCAAAAGGAGGCTCTCTGTATTGGATGACCATGTTCGTCCAATTAGTCAATCATAGGACGAAGCATAGGCTTGCAGAGAGAGGCACTTTCCCCGTAAAGTACCCTTATTTAAGGGAGTATTCGCCATACGCAAGATTGACACACGCTATGTGGACTGAGTCTTCCACATAAGCGTTAATGATGACTTGCTAACATGAATAATAATAATAAATTTAATATTACAATAAACGAGGAAAGTTTAGAGTCCCAGCAACAGAATGTTCAATTTAGTGATCAGACACCGCAATGGGACTATATAGTTGACAGTATGCCAGACCCGACTTTTAATACAGCCGATACTTCTGATGCGGAATTAGCAAATTTCTTTTCGCGTCCCATCAAAACACGGTCGTATGCATGGGAAGTAGGACAACCTTTGTACCATACGTTTAATCCATGGCAAGATTTCTTTGAAAATCGTCGTGTAATTAACCGTATAACAAATTTTAACCTACTACGCTGCAAATTAAAAGTCAGGATAGTACTTAATGGCAATGGATTCCATTATGGAAGGGCAATAGCCTCTTATTGGCCTTTCCCTACATACGATTCATTTACGGAAGATCGAGAGTTCTTCCCTATAGATATTGTTGAATCCAGTCAACGCCCACATGTATATTTGGACCCTACAACTAGTCAGGGTGGAACCCTTAGTCTTCCTTTCTTCTGGTATGAGAATGCACTTAGCATTCCCGATCAGGAGTGGAGAGAAATGGGAACCATGTCCATCCGTAGCATGCAAGATTTAAAACATGCAAATGGAGCGACAGACCAGGCTATTATTTCTGTATTCGTTTGGGCTGAGGAGGTTTCACTCTCTATACCTACGGCTAACGAGCCGGGAGCTCTTGCTCCACAGGTAGGTGAGGTGTTTACTCCTCAAGCTTCAGATGAATATGGAAATGGTCCAATATCACGCCCAGCTGGCATAGTTGCTAAGGCTGCAGGAGCTCTTAGTAGTATACCTGGAATTGGCGTATATGCACGAGCCACACAAATGGCCGCCAATGCAATTTCAAGTGTTGCTACTATGTTTGGTTATTCAAGGCCAGTGGAACTAGCAGACATTGTACCATATAAACCCACACTGGTGGGGAATATGGCCAATGCTAATGTTCCGGATACTTCGCAGAAGTTAACCTTGGATGCAAAACAGGAGCTCACAGTAGATCCGCGTGTTATGGGTCTCGGTTCAACAGATGAGATGTCAATCAAATCTATTGCACAACGAGAATCATTTCTCACACAGTTCAGTTGGGCCGTAGCAGATTCTGCTGAGACACTATTGTGGAATACCGAAGTTTCACCAGTATTATGGAATCAATTAGATGAAGAAATACACATGCCCGCATGTTGTTTCGCCACCTTACCGTTCCGCCGGTGGAGGGGAACTATGAAATTTAGATTTCAAGTTGTAGCATCAGCCTTTCATAAAGGCAGGATGAAGATAACTTATGATCCTTCATATCCCTTAACCAATGAGTATAATACAAATTACACATATATTATTGACCTAGCTAAAGAACGCGACTTTACAGTCGCTGTTGGTTGGGGGCATGAAAAGAGTATGGTGAATCATAGATCACCAGGTCTTGATCCAGAACCTTATAGGACAACTCCTTTAGGTGCAGATCCTCTTAATTTTGCCAATGGTATCTTGTCTGTATTTGTTGTGAACGATTTAACCGTTCCCAATTCTACAGTCAATAATGATATCGAAATAAATGTGTTTGTGTCTGCAGGTGACGACTTCGAAGTTTTCGATCCAGATTCGAGAGAAATCGAAGATTTGGTCTGGTTTCGACCCCAAGTAGGAGAGATCTTTTCCCCTCAAATGGCCGAGTTAACCAACCAAAATGTACCTGATGCAGATCTCACGAAGCAAGAAGATGAGCCAATGAAATTGGATCCTTCAACTACATTAGCGAAACCGTTATCCGATCACGATCATACATCTTGTGTGTATTATGGAGATCCAATAACATCATTTCGTCAGTGTTTGAAACGATACAATTATCATTCAGCAATTGCTTCTCAAGGTGCAATTCTCAATAAGACATTAATGAATTTACGTAATAGTAATTTCCCATATTATAGAGGATATGCTCCTGGCGCCGTACACGAAACCATAGTCCCAGCACCAGCCACTCCCTACAATTATTGCAAGATGACATTACTCAATTATGTTACACCAGCATTTTGTGGGAGAAGAGGTGGTTTACGTTGGAAATATTTGAGAACGGGTTGCAATAACAACACAAATTCTCAATTAATGGCTGTAACACGAATTGCACGTCCCACTGGTGGATATGCACAATTCGAGAATACCTTGATTACTCAGGGCGGCGGTACCCAGTACGATAGGGTACGCCAGAATGCAGTCATTGTGCCCCATACATGGGATGGGGCTGTGGTTACGAGTACACAGCAGAATCCAGTGATTGAGGCTGAGATACCATTCTACTTGAATACTAGGTTTGCACCTGCCAAGCAGGGTGATCTTACCAGTACTGCAGATGGTTTCAGATTATATCATTGGTTAACAACTGTGTGGGACGCGTACGGCACTGATTCTGCCGCTATACATAGCTACGTGTCCGTTGGTGAAGATTTCACGCTAGGATTCTTCACCGGATCACCAATAGCTTATAGAATAGCTATTGATCCTGCTTCTACATAGATGCGGGACTCTTGGGGACAGACACCCCTTAACAGAAAATGTGGAGTTAAACGATTCTCCAGCGGTTCAAACAAAATCTACACGTCGGTGGCTGACGTGGGGGACAGTATTTTTGTCCCTGAGCTATGCCGTATTAATTTTGATGACGAAATTTTTACCTGGCATAGCCAGGGTTTTTTCCGTAGTCACAAATTTATTAGCGTAGCTCAGCAGCGTAGTGGAAAACGCTGCCTTCGGGTATATTCGATTTTGCAGATATACCTGACGCTGAG